CTCAAAAACTCGTCGTGATTCCCGATGGCATAGGAGACTTTCGTGCCACGTTTCGCATTTGTAAGAATCCTTCTTACGACGTTGCTATGTTCCTGTGGCCAATTCCATCCTCTTTGAAGCTTCCATCCATCGATGAAATCGCCGACGATAAAGAGATTTTCGCTGTGGTTGTTTTTGAGAAACGTGCAGAGAAGATCCGCCTTGCAAGATTTCGTTCCTAGATGAACATCGGATATCCATATCGATTTGTATTTTGTCATTCGCATCTCCGTTTTCGGTAGTATTTATTGCAATAAATAATCCACCGTTAACAACTTATAGGATTTTCATGGGATGCACATTGTACCACCGCTCGGGCGGCACATGATTCTTGAGGTCTGGGGAAATCCCGGATCTCTTCCATATTGGAACATGGACGAGGCAGCAGCTGCTCTTGTTCAGTCAGCTAGGGATGCTGGTGCCACGGTTCTTTCGGAACGATGGCACCATTTTGGTTCTGGGTTTGGCTATACAGGTGTGATAATCCTATCCGAAAGCCATATATCGGTGCATACTTGGCCAGAGAAAGGTTACGCTGCTCTAGACGTGTTCATGTGCGGCGATTGCAACCCAGAGGACACTCTGCAGACCATTCTAGCGTTTTACGGAGCCGAAAAACACACGGTTCGAACGCTCCAGAGAGGCATAGAGCCTGAGATTTCAGGCTAAAGATTTTTCAAAAAACATTCTCTTTGTTTTTGTTGGTTATCTTTTTCCTTGACTTTTTTACCGAGCTAGGGTAAGATGAAAATATGATGAACGAGGGAAAAACGATGACGAAGTTTGAACGTAGCGGTTTCATGTATCACGGTGGCTACCTCTCTTACAAGGGTAACTTCATCGCTCGCTTCAAGTATCGTGGCTCGGTTAAGAGGAGCGAATATATCAAGATCCTCTGCAAGCACTACACCCTCGAGGAGTGGGTGGAGAAGCTGAAGTCCAACCCTCCGCTGTTGATTCTGCGGAATGATGGTTTCGTGACGTACACCGCGCTCGAAGGGTTCAAGGTCGCCGCCTGATTTTTTTGAAAAAAGTGCTTGACTTATTTTCAAAAATAGGCTATTATGCTTATATGATGAACGAAAGGAAGAACGATATGATCACCACTAATATCTGGACTGCCTTGGCCACCTTCGGTAATGCTAGGGTCTCTGATGCTACGGTTTTCGCTGCCGCCGTAGATTGGAATGTGGCTGATGAGGTCGCTCGTCGCTGGATCCGGAATCAGCTGAATGCCGAGGCTGCCAGCGAGGGTGTGAGCCTCCGGATTAACTCCCTGCCTGATGGTCGGCTCGACATATACCTCCGGAAGTTTAGCTGAAAGGATGAACGATATGAAACAATTTCACACTGACGATGTCTGGGAATCTTTGGCGAACGAAGGTCGCGCCGAAGTGGAACTGTATTACGACGACGTTGTGAAGTTCCGTAAAGAACTGAACGCGGAGGCTGCGGAAGAAGGTGTAAGTCTTCGTTACAATACATTTGGTTCTTACAAGGTAGATAATACCATGCTGAAAATATACCTTCGTCCGCAAGTTAGCCGAAAGGAAGATTAATGATCGACGCATACTGGAGTGGCTATGACGACTATAAGCGTGGTCGTCATTTCGCAGATAATCCATATAACTATGATACTGATCTGAGTCTTCATATGACGTGGAGCGAGGGTTATATGATAGCATACGAGGAAGTTATGAAGAGAATTGAGGCTAATGGCGACCAGGCTGCCGGACCTAAGCGAGTGCCGCCCTGGCAAGACCCCAAAGATTAATCTTTTTTAATCTTTTTTTAAAAAAAAAGTGCTTGACTTTTTTACGGAATCGCGGTATTATGATCTTATAGGAAAGGGATACCGATATGATCACGAAAATTGAAACCTTGGCTGATCTCGCGAAGCTCCCGATGTCTCTGCAGCATGCGCTACGTCCTCGCCCAAACTCTACGGGTACTCGGTTGAGGTCCAACGTAAACGCGGCGGAGCGCAAACTCGCGATCCAGCGTCAGGTCGTCGTGGCTATCCGTGAAGGTAATATCAGCTACGACCTGGGGGTGGAGATTTTGACCGCAAACAACGCTCTCGGCAAAGCTGGTAAGGCTGCTCTGGCGGAAATTAACAAATTTTAATAAAATACTCCTTGACTTATTTTCAAAAACGCGCTATTATGATCTTATAGGAAAGGGAATATGAATATGATTTACACCTACGATGATGCGACCGTTTCTGACCTCCACAAGGATGCCTATGGCACTCGCCCTGGCGCTACCTTCATGCGGGTCTGGAAGGGTTTGAGCCCAGACGACAAGCAGGGTCTATGGGAAGCCATGTGCATCGAGCTTGACCGCGAGCTCGAGCGCGAGCGCGAGGGTCATGACCGCGCCTGGAACTCCTGGATCGATCGGATGTTCGAGCTTGCTACGGCGCAGGAAATCTCGGTCGGCGATGCCATACGTCAGCACGTGAAGGCTGCGGACGTGGGTGGCGACTACGGCTACTACTGCTTCCGCGAGGGTCTGTCCTACGACCGCGAGGCTTATATCAAGGCGACGGTTGAGTACCAAGGTTAACACCTTCGAAAGGAGAATGAAATGAGAGAAGAGAATTATATCGCCGTTATGACGCTCTTGGACGCTGTGTTCGAGGGTATTGAATCGGAGCCAGAAATTCACGAACGTTTGCGGCAATACGCCATCTACGTCGGTTGGCTTGAGAGCTCGCTGATTCGGTACTGTCCGGACGAACAGGCTCAGGAGCTCATGGCTTCGATTCGCCTCAAGACGATCGTCGAGGAGGAAGAAGAAGAGGTTAACGATCTACACGCTGGTTCTTTTTATTGAAAGGGAAAACCATGCTCGTTTACGTTCTTACGTTCGCTTTGGTTGCAGGTTCCGGTGCTCGAACCAACGTAGAGGTGCCCAACCTTCGTTCCGAGGATCACTGTCGGGCAGTGGTTCTAGAACGTCTGTCGCAGCTGCCTCGCGGTACTCGTTTGGTCCAACCCACCTGCGCCCAGCGCGGCTATTCGACCTGAGGAATATACAATGCAGCTTCTCGGTCCCCATTTCAACAACCATGGCAGCGGTAAGCGAAAGCTCAACGCCAAGCAGCTACGAGCCAAGGCAGAGCATGAAGCGTGGCTTCGACGTAACAACGTTCACCCTGATCAGCTAGCCAAGGCGAAGCAGTATAGGACGCCGCTACCTTCTTACAAGGTCGATGAGGTCAAGCTGAGCAATACGGTCGTCGACGGTGGTAGGGTCGGTGGGATTATGGCTAACCTGCATAAAGAGTCGGCTTCTACCAAAGCAGCCATCCTCGAGAAGGCTAGTCGGGCAGTTCCGCTCTATAACAAGGGTGGGTTACAGCTGCTCAGTAAGAACGAGGATATGACCAAAATCGGTTCTTTATCGCGTCGAGGGTAAAAAACTCCTTGACTTTTTTATAAAAATAGGTTATAGTAACCTATATATGATGAGAGAGGAGAAATAAGATGGTTGGTTATAAGTGCACGTACGCCGAGGTCAACAACGATCGTGGGTCGAAGAACTTCGGGTTCCTGGTCGAGCGCACCAAGCGATTCGCTATGTTCAACGAGGCAGTCGATTTCGCTCGTAAGATCTCGAACACCAGCATCAACATGGTTGGTCGTCCGGTTATCGAGGAAGACTCGGAGTCTCGGCGCTAGGTTCAGCCGAGACAGTCTGTCTTGCGTTCTCTAGAAAAGACTTGATAGCGTCAATGCTATTCCTACACTGCACGTTGTTTTGGTATAACGTGACAATGAGTCTCGCAACCTGCGAGTCGGTGAGGGTTGCTGACTCAGGAAACGTATCTACAACTTGGCAGTTGTAGACTCCTTCATCTGGAGTTACAACTACGTTTCTGGTTGAACGAATCGTCATAGTTTCGTTCCCACATGCTGTTAGCAGAAACAGACTTAGAATCAATATCATTCTCATCTTGGTCTACCTTCACTTCTTAGCTGGTCGATTGTCTGTTTCAAAACATCCGATGCTGGTCTATCATTAGCATTGGAGTTTATAATACGATTTGTTTGGTCGACTCTTCTCTGGAGAGTCTGGTTTCTTTGTGCCATTTCTTGCGCTATGGCTCGTTGACGTTCAGCAATCGCTTGCTGCTGTCTCGTAAACTGTTCTTGTTCTCTTACGGTTTGTTCTAACTGTCTCTGGTTGAGTTCTAGGAAAGCTTGGTGTTCAATACCACGTTTCCAACTTATATAAATTCCACCTAGAGCACCTGAAATAACTAGAGCTATTACAAGATACAAACCGAGTTTGCCTAATCCGAAACCAAACATTTCAATCACCATCCGTTAAGGTAAAGAGATATGACATTATCGTTTATGACAATGCAAGTTGTCCCTGAGAAGTTTATTCGCGAAGCAGCAGAAATTATGATAGAGGAAGATAAGAACAACTCCTTTATTTATGCTCTAGAGACTGGTAAAGTGTTCAAAGAAAACAACCTGTCTCCTCTTTATCTTCTCAATAGCGATACAATGACTATCTACGTCACTTCCAAGGAACGGATGAAAAAAAAGTTTCATTAGACTTGACTTTTTGCAAAAGTAGCCTATAAATAACCTTGCGTTGCCTTTCGGGACGCATTAACCTCAATCTCGCTTTATAAGGAGAACGACTATGACTCATTGGAAAACATATAATTTGGATACAAGCAATTTCGATCGTTTTTTCGTTGGCGCTGATACAATCGCCAAGAATCTTCGAGCAAACGCTGAGTGGCTCGCTAATAACGCTGCCGCAACCTATCCCCCATTTAACCTGAAAAAGACTGACGAAAACAAGTACGTCATCGAAATGGCTGTTGCTGGTTTCGCCAAGCAGGATATCGAGATTACACTCGAGAACAACAAGCTTCTGATCAAGGGTAATTCTCAGGTTGATTCAGAGCCGAAAACAAACTATCTGCATATGGGAATTGCTAGCCGCGCATTCACGCGCCAATTCACTCTTGCGGACAACGTTGTAATCAACAACGCTCACCTAATCAATGGTATGCTCAAAGTTTGGCTTGAGAATATCATTCCAGAAGATAAGAAGCCAAAGAAGATCGAAATCGTTGACGCTAACGATTCGACCGGTAAAACCCTGCTGACGGAGTAAGAAAAAATGTTAGATGTCTATAACTGGTTTTGTAGTATGATGAATTTTCGGAGAGAAATGTCCGATCTTAGTAGGTTGTCAGATCGCGATTTAAGAGATATCGGTCTAAATCGCACTGATGTTAACGCTATAGCTTGTGGGATGAAACGAGTTAGAGGCATTTGACTTCTGTTCGCCGATATAAGTATGGGGAGCTTCGGCTCCCCATATTTGTTAGGAGATAATCATGCTTGTTTCAAGAGAACAATTAGCCAAGTTTTTTGATCATACGCCAGCGAACGTTATCGATCGTTACGTCGAACCACTCAATCATGCGTTGATACTTTTTCAGATCGACACTCCCGGAAGAATTGCCATGTTTATGGCTCAGGTGGGTCACGAGTCTGGCGGTCTTACGCACATCGAAGAGAATCTAAACTACAGAGCCGAACGTCTTCCGGTGGTGTTCCCTCGGTATTTTAGGGATGTCAATCCGAGCGCGTATGCTAGAAATCCCGAAAAGATCGCTAACAGAGTTTACGCTAACAGAATGGGTAACGGTCCGGAGTCAAGTGGCGACGGGTATCGTTATCGTGGTCGTGGTCTGATTCAGCTAACCGGACACGACAACTACGCTCGTTTTGCCAACGATATGAGCATGAGTGTTGAAGAAGCTGTCGAATATCTTTCAACACCAGACGGTGCTGCTGTGTCAGCTGCTTGGTTCTGGTCTAAGAACGGTTTGAATGAGATTGCAGACAGAGGAGACGTGGTAGCAGCCACGAAGAAAATCAACGGAGGCACAATTGGTCTTGCGGATCGTCAGGCTCATTATAGTGAGGCGCTGCATATATTCGTTTGACTTTTCGCGCCATCCGGGTTATACTGTTATGATGAATGAAAGAGGTGGCGCATGTTTTTCTACACCAATGTTTTTTCGCGAGGGGATAAAGTCTATCTCCGTGGCTACAAGGATGGTCGTCGGATCGCCGACGTAATCAACTACAAGCCATACATGTTCATTCCCTCGGACGGAAAGACCAGCACAAAATACAAGACCCTCGCCGGAAAGCCTGTCAACAGGATGGATTTTGAATCAATTTCCGACGCGAGAGATTTTATCAAGAGGTATGAAGAAGTCTCCAACTACGACATCTACGGGTTGACCAACTTCCAGTACCTCTTCATTCATGATAAGTTTCATGGCGATATGAAGTATGACACATCACAGATCAACATCATCGGTATCGACATCGAGACTGATTCGTCAGACGGATTCCCCGACATTGAAAAAGCAGACAAGGAAGTAACCGCTATCACCCTCAGTCGTAAGGGTGAGAAGGTGCTGTTTGGCATGAAGGATTACACACCAGCCGATGGCGTTCACTACATCAAGTGTAAGGATGAGTGGCACCTTCTTAGCAACTTTCTGAAGATCTGGCAGTCTGGTCGCTACCTTCCGGATATCGTGACCGGCTGGAATATCGAGTTCTTTGACATTCCCTATCTGGTTAACCGAATCAACGTTGTCTTGGGTCAGAACGAAGCCAAGAAACTTTCGCCTTGGGGTATCCTTGAGGAACGTAAGATTGAGGTTCGAGGGAGAGAGAATCAAACCTACACTCCAGCTGGTGTCAATGTGCTTGACTACCTGAATCTCTACAGAAAGTTCAAGTTTGAGATGCAGGAGAGCTATAGGCTCGATAACATTGCAGAAAAAGAGCTCGGGTCTAAGAAGCTCGACTATTCCGAGTACGGTTCTCTGAATGAGCTGTACGTTCAAAATCCCCAGAAGTTCTATGATTATAACGTGCACGACGTTACGCTGATCGATATGCTCGAGGAGAAGCTCAAGTTCATCGAACAGGTGATTGCCTTCGCCTATGACGCTAAGGTCAACTACGCTGATACGATGACGACCGTTCGCCCATGGGATGTGATCATTCACAACTATCTTCTTGATCGTAACATCGTCATTCATCAGTTCAAAAAGACAGCGAACTACGATAATCTGGTTGGTGGTTACGTCAAGGAACCGAAGATTGGTATGAGCAAGTGGGTCGTTTCCTTCGACCTAAACAGCCTCTATCCTCACCTCATCATGCAATATAACATCAGCCCCGAGATGATCGTCGAGAAGGAACCTTTCTTTCCCGTCGTTGAGTCACTGGTTGAAGGTTATGCGGTTATTGAAGGTCCGCACGCAGTGGCAGCGAATGGAGTAAAGTTCCGGAAAGACAAGCAGGGTTTCTTGCCTGCGCTGATGGAAAAGATGTATAACGATCGCGTTGAGTATAAGAAGAAGATGCTTGAAGCAAAGCAGCTGCTTGAGAACACGCCGAAGGAAAAGACCGAGGAACGTAGGCTGATCGGTAACGATATCTCTAGGTATCACAATCTGCAGCTTGCTAAAAAGATTCAGCTAAACTCAGCCTACGGCGCTCTGGGCAATGAATATTTCAGGTGGTTCAGCTTTGATATGGCTGAGGCGATCACTATGTCTGGTCAGCTGTCTATCCGCTGGATCGAGCGGAAGATGAACGAGTATCTCAACCGAACTCTCAAGACGGATAAGGTTGACTACGTCATCGCTTCGGATACCGATTCGATTTACGTCAACATGGAGCCTCTATCACGCCTGGTTGAATCAGACGACACTATTGAGATTGTAAAGGCAATTGACGCTTTCTGCGAGCAAAAGATTCAGAAAGTTATCAACAAGTCCTACGAAGAGCTTGCGGATTATATGAATGCGTACCAGCAAAAGATGTTTATGAAGCGAGAGACCATCGCAGACAAAGGCATCTGGCGCGGTAAGAAGATGTATATTCTCAATGCCTGGAACATTGAAGGTGTGCAATACAACGAGCCTCAGCTGAAGATTCAAGGCATCGAGGCTGTTAGATCTTCAACTCCGAAGGCATGCAGGTCTAGCATCAAGGAAGCCATCAAGCTGATCATGAACGGCGATGAGGCAATGGTTCAAAAATATATCGCCGATTTCAAGGAAAGGTTCATGCAGCTGCCTTTTGAAGACGTGGCTTTCCCGCGTGGTATGAAGGGTCTCAATAAGTATAAGGATCGCTCGACGATCTATATCAAAGGGACTCCGATTCACGTGAAGGGAGCTCTGCTGTATAACGATCTGTTGAACCGTAAGGGTTTGACCCGTAAGTATCCTTTGATCGGCGACGGTGATAAAATCAAGTTTGCCTATCTCAAGACGCCCAACATTCTAG